GCCTATGGATTGGAGAATAGAAATGTATTTTATGATAAAAAGTTCGTACAAGAATGGTTGCATGTTATGCCATGGATTAAAAATCAAACACCCAAAGTTTTTCAAAAAAAATATTTACGCGATAGAGGAATAAAACTTCCATATAAAGCTTGGGCTCCATCATAAATATACAGAGGAATTAATATGGTAAATGAAATAGAGAAAGCACTTGGAGTGGTTGGGGATGTTATTCCACCAGAAGCTTCTTTAAACCCAAAACCTAAAATGTCTGATGTTTCTCGTTATCCAGAAGAACTGGAAGCGGGCGAAGATATTGATGCTGACTATAAGTACCAAAGAGAGAACTTCTATCGGTTGGTTGAACAGGGCTCTACTGCGATTGAGGGTATCCTTGAACTTGCGAAAGAGGGTGAACACCCAAGGGCATACGAGGTTGCTGGACAGTTAATCAAGAATGTTGCAGAGGTTACTGAGAAACTAGGTGACTTGCAAGAGAAGATGAAGAAACTCAAAGAGGTTCCAGATCATGGACCTAAGAGTGTAACAAATGCATTGTTTGTTGGTAGCACTGCTGAATTACAAAAAATGTTGAAGGGTAAAAGTGAGTAAGGTTCTTTATTATCACCTAAATTCTTTTCCAGAAATAAGTCAAAGAGACGAATATAGGTTAGCAACTAGTTTTGGTCTGCACTCTCCACGTTTTAGAGTTGGGTTTGATAATCAATTAGATTTGGTAGAGAACCGATTATCAGATAGTATCTCACCAAAACCTATAGGTACATTTGAAGAGTTGACTAATCGCAGAGCGGTAGAATTGTGGGATATCGGTAAACCAATACGATTATGGTGGTCTGGTGGTATAGACAGCACATGTGCATTGGTAAGTCTATTGAAAACTAGAAGGTTGGATACAAGTCTTACCGTTTATCTATCAACAAATAGTGTGCAAGAAAATCCTCGTTTTTATGATTTGTTGGTGAATAAGAAAGTTAATTTGCAGTGGCATTCTTACGATAATTATATCTATGATAATGATCAGTTGTGGAACGGTCAAACAATCAATGTAAATGGTAACGGTGGCGATGAACTATTTCTTGCAATATCATCAACAATGTCTATGGAAGAATTCTTTAAGATTAAAGATAGTGATTGGATTAATGTTATCAAAGACAAAGATTCTGACATGTTAAATGTTATCGAAAAATATATTGACATTTCTCCATACAAACCGAAAACATGTTGGGAGTTACTTTGGTGGCTTGCTAGAAGTATAGATGATTTGTCTACAAGATATCACTCACTAAGATTTTTGAAAGACCCTTCTACACGCCACCTAGAGCATGCATTTTTCTACACAGACTATTTTGAACAGTGGTCTTTATCTAATCTATATGCTGGACATAATGGTGACTATGGAACATATAAGTGGCCAATGAAAAAATACATATATGACTATGATAAAAATGAGGAATATCTAAACACAAAACAAAAAGAGAGTTCTTTTCCTTTAGTATATAAGAAACAATCACGATATCTAGGTGTTGATCGAGGTCATCATGTTCTCAACAGTATTGTATATGAAGATGGTACATACGTTAGATATAAATAGAAACATGCAAAAGAATGATATAAAAGAAGGTCCAATCCAGAGTCATAATCCCGATGAAAGAGTCTGGGAATATGATGACGATGGCACAAAAATTTACAAGGCAAATCAAGGATATGGACAGAAAACTCCATATACAAAAGATCATTACTACGGAACGCATTTTTGGAAAAATAGACAATGACTGAAGAAGTCTATCTAGGAAACCCAAATCTCAAACGGGCTAACGTTGCACAGTCTTGGACGAAAGAAGAACTCCAAGAATATCAGAATTGCATGGAAGACCCCCTGTATTTTATTCAGAACTACGTCAAGATTGTTTCTCTTGACGAGGGACTGGTGCCGTTTAAGATGTATGATTTTCAGAAGGAGATGGTGGGAACCTTCCATAGTAATCGTTTTACCATCTGCAAACTTCCTAGACAGTCTGGTAAGTCCACAACAATTATTTCATACCTTTTACATTACGTTCTGTTTAACGATAGTGTGAACGTTGCAATCCTTGCGAATAAGGCAGCGACTGCTCGTGACCTTCTTGGTCGTTTGCAGTTAGCATACGAACACTTACCTAAGTGGTTGCAACAGGGGGTAATGAGTTGGAACAAAGGTTCCTTGGAGTTAGAGAATGGTTCGAAAATTCTTGCAAGTTCCACTTCGGCTAGTGCTGTTCGTGGTGGTTCATATAACATTATTTTCCTTGATGAGTTTGCATACGTTCCTGCTAACGTAGCAGAACAGTTCTTCAGTTCTGTGTATCCTACGATTTCATCTGGTAAGTCAACGAAGGTGATGATTGTTTCTACCCCGCATGGTATGAATATGTTCTACAAGTTGTGGGTGGATGCAGAAGAGGGACGTAACACATATGTTCCTATTGAGGTTCACTGGTCAGAAGTGCCTGGTAGAGACGAGGAATGGAAGGCAGAGACAATCAAGAATACGTCAGAGGCGCAGTTCAACACAGAGTTTGAGTGTGAGTTCCTTGGTTCTATCGATACTCTTATTACACCTTCAAAACTTCGCACGATGACTTACAGAGAACCCAAACAATCTAATGCAGGGTTGGATGTTCACATCCCCCCACAACAAGGACACACCTACGTCCTCACCGCAGACGTTTCTAGAGGTACTGCAAACGACTATTCTGCATTCTGTGTGTTTGATGTAACACAGATGCCGTACAAGTTGGTTGCAAAGTTTAGAGACAACGAACTGAAGCCTCTCATCTTTCCATCCAAGATATACGATGTTGCACGGGCATACAATCAAGCATTCGTGTTGATTGAGGTGAACGATATCGGTGAACAGGTCGCAAACGCAATGCAGTTTGACCTAGAGTATGATAACCTAGTTATGGCATCCATGCGTGGACGAGCAGGACAGGTTCTTGGTGGGGGTTTCTCTGGTGGTAGGGCTCAGTTGGGTGTAAGAACAACGAAGGCAGTTAAGAAGATTGGGTGTTCTAATCTCAAACAAATGGTTGAGGACAATAAACTTATTGTAGAGGACTATGATGTTATCAATGAGTTGTCTACCTTTATTGTGAAAGGACATTCATACGAAGCAGATGATGGGTGTAATGATGACTTAGTTGCGTGTCTATTTATTTTTACATGGATGACAGACCAACAGTATTTCAAGGAACTTACTGACAGTGATATTCGTATGACCATGATGAGAGAACAACAAGACTCACTGGAACAGGATATGGCTCCTTTTGGTTTTGTTGTGAATGGATTAGAGGACGAGAATATTGGTGAGATGGTTGACGAGTATGGAACTCGTTGGTCACCTATCATAAGAGATAGTTCTGGAAGTTGGTAATATTCTAAATAAATTCGATTAAATCGTGGTGTTTCTTGATATAACAGTTATAACAGAGGATAGTTGACTGATCTATGAGATGAAAGACCTCTTTTCGGCTCTCATCACTCGTACCAACTCTCTTTGATACTTTGCGTATCTCTGCATCATGAGGATAGAACTTTAGACACACATGTTCAGACTCACCACAGTGTCTACAGGATTTATCAACTAGAAACTCTTCCAGAAGTATCTTACGCTTCTGGTAGTTTCTCCTAGATACCTTTTTGATGGTTTCTTTGTATTTCTCGTAATGATCATTCATAATGTTATTTATATGATATAACACTTATAAATCGACGGTTTGCAAATCGACTTTTTTATAAATAATTTCAGAGAATAACAACTCTTTAACTAAGGAGTAAATCAATGGGATTTCTAGTTTCACCTGGCGTTCATGTAAGAGAAATTGACCTTACAAACGTCGTTCCCGCTGTATCAACTTCTATCGGTGCTATTGCCGGTCCTTTTGAAAGAGGACCAGTTTCTACTGTAACGGCAATCTCATCTGAACAGGAATTGGTACAAGTTTTTGGTAAACCTAACGGTTCGAATTTCGAATGGTGGTTTACTTGTGCAAGCTTTCTACAATACGGTGATGCACTACGAGTAGTTCGTGCAGAATCAGGTATTGTAAACGCTGTTGCATCTGGTACTGCGGTCCTTAT